TGAGCGCACACCAAAGCCTCATCGACTTCACGCTCCAGCGCCTTGCGGATGTCGCGCCGCCAGCGCTCCTGAGTTTTGATCGGGTGCGGCTCGTTCGACCAATTGTCCATCTCGTACCAGCCGGCGGGCAGCACATTGGTCGAGCGCTTTCCGTCTACGCCGGCGAGCTTCGGCAATGCCCAAGTGACGACGGCGCAATGCAGGAACCGCTCAGGCGCCGGCGAACGCATGACCTTCGTCAGCTCGGCAATCGCTGCATGCTTGCGCTCGGTGTGCGTGGAGAATTTCGCCACCAGCACCCGCCAGTGCGCCGCCGACAACGACTTGTGCAGCCGGCCGAAAACCCAGCAGTCCTGGAGAAACGCCGCTTCCTTGCCAACGATCTCCCCCTTCTGCTTAGCGCACTGCACCTTCGGCTCGAAATCGCAGCCGCCGGCGGAGTTGATGGTCTCGGCGGCGAGCGCCCGGACCACTGCGGATACCACGTTGCGATATGTCATGCTGCTCTCCCCTTCAGCTCTCTCGTTTTTGCCCGGTAGTCGGCGGTCATCGCCTTCAGTTCTTCGACGGTGTACTTCTTCGGCTCATGCGGGCCTTCCAACCAGTCGACCGCCTCGGCACCGATCCGCTTCACCAGCGCGATGCGGTAATTGACGATGTTCCCGGAAAGCTGGGTGTTGCACGGCGAGCACTGGCGGTGGCAGTTCAGCGGCTCGAAGCGAAGCGCAGGGTTGCTGCCGACGGTGCGGTAATGCCCCGCGTCGTACTTGCCCTGGTGGTGCCGGCCGCAACTGATGCAAGGCAGCTCGGCATCCCGCTCACGCACCCACGCATTGAACGCAGTCTGCGTGTCCTTGAGGTGGTCGGCCCGACTCTTCAGCTTCTCCTTGCGGACCTTGATCTCGCGGCGCTCGACATCCGCCAGGGCTCTACGCGTGGTTGCCCGGCCTTTCTCCGACTGCCCGTGAGCGATGGCGCACTCGATCTCCCCGCATACGGCTTGCGAGTCGCGTGCCGGGGTGAACATCACGCGGCATGACGGGCAGCGCTTTCTGCGGTTGCCGCCCGAAGTGAGCGGAGTTTTGCGCTGTAGTGGAGTGCGCTTCATGCGGCCTCCTTGCTGAGCAAATCAGTGAAGACAACGCCCTGCCCTGTGAAGAACGCGGCGATGCGGTCTGTGTAGGCCACGCCTTGGGCGCGATTGAACAGGCTGGTCACCGGGAAGCCATCCGGGCCGAACAGCTTGCACTCGCCCATCATGGCCAGCTTCTCCTCGTAGGGCAGATGGCGCATGACCCGGTACCAGGCTGCTTGGAACCCTGCATCCTCGTTCAGCAGGATCTGCACGCCGAAGTGAAGTTTGCAGTAGCGCCGAGCGTCAGCCGCATCGCCGATCTGGGTCATCTCGGAAATGCGCTTGTACATCCCAAACCACAGCGAATTCTGATCAAGCGTGCGGTCCTTGCCCGGGCGCAGCGACACCACGACGAACTTCTTGTCGCGGTACATGGTGGTCAGGCAGGTGATGGCCTCGGAGAGCTTGGCCTGGCTGTTGACGGAGATTTTGTCGGTCATGACTGGTCCCCCTTGCCCATGACGGCAGCAGCCAACCATGCTTTGCCGTCTGCGGTTTCGGCACCCTGCCCGCTCGACAGCTTCCACTGGACCGACTGACCCACATCACTGCTTACGAGATCGCTCAGAGCCTTGCGAAGCGCCTCGTTCTCGGCCAGCAGTTCCAGTGCCACTTCTTCGATGGTCTTCTTGCCCAGGAACTCGCCGAGTGCTTCCGAGCTTCTTTGCCACGACTCACAATTCAGGCTCCAGGCGGCGACTTCTGACCAGAGCAGTTTTTTCAATTCGCTGTAATCACTCATGACGTCACCGCCAATGTGATCAGGACGCAGAACACGCCGATGGCAAAGCCGGCAAAGGTGCAGGCCAGTGTGTTTGCGGATTTGGGAATGTCGTTATCCATGTGCATGCCCTCCCCGGCTTTTGCGCAGATTGGACAACGCCTGGTTGCCGATCTCAGGCGTCACACGACCATCGACGCGCTCAGGCAAGGCCAGCGGGATATTCCGCAGTCGCTCACCCTTGAGCATCATCTGGATGGTGATGTCGTAGTTACGGTCGAACAGCTTTCGGCTGACATCGGCCTTCATCGTGCTGAGCGCGCTGAATCCACACTGGCTTGCAGCGTGGTACACGGCTTGGTGTGACCACTCGCGACTTCCGGCCATGCTCGGGTGAGCGTTTGCGACGGATTCTGCGTAGGCGACTTCGTGGGTCGGTATGCCGAGGTCTTCCGGCGACGGCTGGCACATCGCAACGAATTTGCCCACGCTCGGGATGAAATCGGTGCCCAGCTTCCGGCAGTTTTCAATCCCGTAGCGGATCTGCTCGATGCGCGTGATTCCTTGGGCCATGAACGCCTTGATCCAGCTGCGCTTCGCCGTTTTCAGATCGTCGTCGAGCGGCCAAGCCTGTTTCCAAGCAGGGAAGATCGCCTTGAGTTCCTTGAACAGTGAGTTCACGACGTCGGCGGTACCGGTGTCGATTTTCAGTGGAGCGGTTTCGACAGCGGGAAGATTGCCCATGGCTTGCATGAGTTGATTGGGGGATTTCATCAGAGAGCCCCCAAGTCATCAGCCCAGGTCTTGTCGTCGAAGTCCGGGCCATTGGCCTGACGTCGCGGCGGGAACTGGTGAACATTGCTGCCCGTGGGTACCGGCTCCGGCACTTCGTCTTCCCAGCGCTTGCCGTTGAGCCAGGTCGAGGCGTGGGGGATGAACTGGCCGTTGTCCTTGGTCCAGTCGACGCTAAGGCTCTGCGCCCCCAAGGCCTTGACCATCGTCTCGAAAAGCTCTGCGGACAGATCAAGCTTGTCCCAAGCCTTACGTGCAGCGTCCTTGCTGACCTTGCGGGGATACAGCGCCCAGAACCGTGCGAACAGCTCCGCAGGATCGACCGCATCATCGCCATAAGGCTTTTGATCTTTATCTTCTCTTCTCTTCTCTTCTCTAGTCCGCTTTTTGTCCGCATCACTAGCGGACACATTGCGGACATCCTTGCTGTTTCGGTCGTTACGTTTGCGCTCATTGTCGTTGGCGCGGCGCTTCGCACTCTTGCCGTTGTGCTCGTCAAAGCGAGGCATTACAAGGCTTCCAGCGTCATTCAGGGCGGCCCACTCAACGTCAATCATTGCCTGGGTGAAGCCTGGCCAGCCGATGACAGCGTCCATCGCATCAGTGGTGTAACCCACCAGCACACCATCATCACAATGGGTGTCGAAGATGCTCCAAGCGATGTGCAGTCCGCCGATAATCCGAAGTCTGTCCGCTTTCAATGCGGACACCATGCGGAAAACTTTCGGATGAGTCTGAAGTTCGATGCGCATTTTTATCCAGTCTCCGGCCATTACTTGCTGCCTTTGCCGATCATGTCGGCCAGTTCGAGGAAACGATCGACGTACCAGTGAGGCTGCGTCTCGCGGGGGGATTGGGGGTTGGTGAGGTTCTTGCCGTAGGTCATGCCCTTATCGGTCACGCACCAGAAGTCGACCATTTCCTGCTTGGAGTTCTTGCGCTGGAGCTGCTTGAGGAGGCCCTTGGCGGCCAGTGCACGATTGAAAGCGGCGGCGGTGCTGGCGATACCGTGATCTTTGATCAGGGCGGTAACGGCCTTGGTCGGCATCGATGATCCGCCGGCGGCATCTGGCGCGGCGTCAACTGCATAGCCAGGGAGGAATTTGGCGTCGAGGCCGTTGTTCGCGGCGATCTTGGCCAGCATCAGCATCTTGCTCGACGGCGCCGGTTTCAGTAGCCGGTCGAAGCATTCGAGGATGGCCAGCTCGCCAACGATCTTGGAGTTGTTCGTTGGCTTGGCCATATAGGCACCGGTCTTGCGGATAGTCGGGAGAACCTGCCCCACCACCCACTCTTCGAACTGCTCGGCAGCCGGTAGCTTCGACTTCATCACCAGTCGGTACATGTCGCGCTCAGGGATGATCTGCACCGCACGGACCTGACCTCCCATTTCGGTATGGCAGGTATTGATTGCCTTGCAGTGAGCGTTGATCGCCTTGGAGGTATTGGCGTAACCGAGCGCCTCAGCAATGTCCTTTGCAATGAACCATGGCTCGCCAGTGCCATCATCAATGACGCGAACCGGAAATCCATGGAAGTCGAAAGGCGTTACCGGTTTAATCCGCGACACGTTTTCTGAATTATTAAAACGTGTCGCGACCTGTCCGGTATTGTCCCGTTGTGTCTGTGCGTGCATAATCTTCTCCACTTGCTTTACCGCTGTAGAAAAAGCCGACCTCGACCGTCGGCTTTTTTGTGTCTGGGATTCAGGCGGCCTTGACCGACTGTTTGAATACTTCAAGGCTGACGATCACTTCCTCAGCCTCTTTGAGCAGATCGGTCTTTTCGCGAGAACAAACACGGCCATCCGCCTGGGCGTCGAACGCGAGACGGGTCACGTCTGCCAGATCGGCGTGCAGGCGAAGCAGCGCGGTGTTCAGGTTGATGCCTTCCGGTTTTTCTTTCGGGACCAGGTCGAAGCCAAACGACTCAGCCCAAGCTTTCAATGGCCGGAAGTCCTGGGTGAACTTCATGATCCGGTGCAGCTCTTCCACGTTCATGCGGTGGGTGTCGTAATCAGGGTTGGCCTTCTGCGAAAGCAGAGTCCGGGACTTGAAGTCAGCGCCTTCAGCAATTTTCCTGGTGCCGTGGTCATCAACCACTTCGTAAATCGCCTTCATCAATTCCTGCATGTCACACCTCTGAAATTGTTACGTGGCCCGATGCCACCTGATCCGCGATCATTCGTTCATCAACTGATCAGGGACGAATCCATGACCTTCTGTTCTTCTTGGCCCCTTATTAGGTGCCAACACCGCTTGGCCCAATCGCTACTGCGCTGGCCCCTAATAAGGGGCCAGACCGTTACCTCACGGGGAAAATTGAAACCACGTTTCCTGTCTGCGCCTCTTGTGCGCAGTGATCAGCGAGGCGTCTTCGCA